ATCTTGAGGATGTGATTTAGAAGGAACAGAATATACGATACAAACATCATGTTGATTAATAATGTTTGCCATCTCTTCCCATTCTTTACCAACAGACATTTCTATCTGTTGTAGGTCGAGGCCTTTGGCTCTTCCCCACTTCTTATCATTTGCTGAGAGGATAGTGGCTCCGGTTACTTTTTGCATTTGGATGGCGCATTGTGTAACGCCGCAGCCTTCGGTCCCACGACCGAGTAGGATAATCGTTTTCATATTTCTCTCCTTACTCTAACTATTATACAACAGTTGAGTCTATTTGTAAATACGATTTTAAGTTATTTATGATTTTTGGTTCGTACGCTTTGTCATTAAACTTTCTGTTTAGTGGAGATGGATGAGGGAGTGCGTAATGCTCGATCTCCATCTTTGTTAGAATATTATTCACGTCATTGCCTAATGATAGAATTTTATTATATCCTTTTACTATTTCATGTAAAAATGTTCTATCAATATCTGATAATTTCAGTGAAGTCGCACGGTGTGCACACGCATTAGTAAAGCTGTATATTTCCACACCACAGTCATCTAACCAACGATTGAGACGATTGTGAGTAGGGTTGCCCTTCCTCGGACAGTATTCTTTTGAGGAAGGGCTGTGACCTATTACTAATACTTTATCCATTTGCTTTTCGCAAAAGATGAGCGATATCGATTTCGAGTTTTTTCATTCTTTCTTTTAGTTCTTTCACCTCTTCGGTCAATTTCATTTCTGTCCAATAGGTAACAGACTCTTCTGCCATTTTTTGTTTAATCCATTCTTGAGTCTTAGGCATCGATAAACTCCCATTGAATACCTGCTTCGTCGAACATCGACTGTGTTAAACTCCATGACTCAGTCCAGTGATCTGGAATTTCTTGCTGAGGCATGACTACACGACTAATACCAACTTGAATTACGCCTTTAGCACAATCAGAACAAACTGGTAAGCCATATACGTATAACGTTGATCCATCTAAAGACACGCCATTATATGTAGCATTAAAGATAGCGTTCATCTCAGCATGAACAACGTACTTATATTTAATATCACGATTCTCGTAAAGTGAAGGATTGTCTTCTATACCTCGAGGAAAACCATTATAGCCAGTTGCGATGACTGTGCGATTGTCTACACACACTGCACCGATCTGGCGCGATGGATCTTTAGACCAAGACGCAACTTCCTTTGCAAGGGTTAGAAATCTTGTGTCCCATTTACTTGACAAGATCGAAGTGCCTTTCATATACGTGAAGATTTTGTACTTGCCATGTGATAGTACCGACTTCCATTTCTCTACGATAGTCAGCGTCCCAGGCGCCATCAAGGTAACATGCGTTGTAATCGTCTACAAAATCTTTTAGAACATGAAGCTGCCAAGCATAGTCATTTTTGTATCCGTACACGACATCGTTTGAACGCATTTGTACCACAGCGTGGATTGCGCCATTGCGTATATAATAAGTGACAGCATTAGTACATATGAAATCGTTTTTACCATGTTCATCATATTCTGTCCAGATAGAAGGACGTGTGTAAATCATAGTGGCACGACGAGAATCCATATTACGAAGTAACTCATCAAGTGCTTGGTGATATTGACCATAGTATTTATCAGAGTAAATTAGTTTTCCGTAATTACTGTTAATATTTCCATGTTCATTTGCACTATATTTCCAAGCTGCTGGAGGCTCTGCTTCAGGTCGTATGTCATATATGTTAGTAGACATAGACTTATACCAAGCAAGCTCAGCATCAACATAGCCTTGATTGACAGTCCCGAAGATCGACGGTTCGTCGGCTTCAAAAGATGCACCGATGAGCTCAATAGTTTTTTGTCCTGATCGGTCCACTGTGAAGTTTTCATTTTGAAGTTCATTGATGAAGTACTCCCTAATATTACTCACCTTCATTGTTGACTACTTTCTTTGGACGATTAAGGAAGTCATGGTCCGGATGCTGGCCATCGATACCACCATTCATATACGCAGCAAAGAAAGAAGCATAGTTGATGATATCGAGACAGGAATCTTCAAGCGATTCAAAATTAGGTTGATAACTTGGATCAGACTCCATTGCTTCGAGCACAGATTGCATACGAAGAATTTTGGCTTGCATTGTGTCAAGAATAGTAGCACAACCACGAGGATAGTACATTGCTTGACGAACACGTGAGTTAGGGTTCTGATAATCATTACCCTTTTTGTTTTGTATTTCTGCAGCACGTTGCAGAAACTTTAGACTTTCTTTCGACATTATCTTCTCCACAGATTTGCGAGCCAGATCTCACCGACTCTACGGACCCAAGGGATATCGCGATTACGATTCATCCATTGATGGATAGTCCAAGCTTTTGCTTGGAGTTGTTCTTCAGTCATAGTCATTACGCAACCTCCCAACCAAGATCACGAACAAATTTGCTATCAGTATCAGCATAGATAGCCATTACAACAGATTCGCGAGGAGCAGTGTCCATGCGATTAATCATAGTCATTGCACCTTCAATATTCTCATGCTCAAGAAAATGTAGAACATTTTGTGCATCATTAGCGTCGGTGATGTACATGCTAGACATGTCACCGTCAATTGCCCAATCTTCTTTAGCAATATTGTTCCAATGATCGATCAGGTTTTCAAGATCTACGTAAGCCATGATTGTCTCCTCTTTTCTAATCATGTATCTATTATACCACAACGAGAGAAAAAGTAAACCATAAAATGCATTTAATTACATATTTTTGTAAACATATTCGAGGGCGCGATCAGCTTCGGTTTGCATCGGACGATTGGCATACCAATTACCAGTATCAGCATCGAACTCACGACATAGCACAGCAATCTCATCGGCTGTGATAGGATATTCTTTCTTAATAGCGTTACCGGCTAGAGCCACCATGATCTGATACATTTTATGATACCAGCCAGTACTACTAATTAGTTTGTATTCATTCTCGAGTTGACGAGGAAAGAATGGACAATCACGATATGATGACCAGTGGACATCAGTGTTTTCTAATCTAGACTTACGATGTTCAATTATTTCTTTCTGCATTTTTTCTGGTAGTCGATCAAAGAAAGAGTTACCAGTTTTTTCTGCCATAGGATGTTTATTCATCAAAACATCTGGATCGATAGCGTCACCATGATGATAACTAAATATGAAATTATCAGCACTAGCGTACTTTCCAGGGATGTAATACATACGTGACAGGTCTTTAGTTTGTTTGTCTCCGAGCTCGCCAAGCTCAGTTTGGAGAGCATACCAGAAAGATTTGATCCGCTCGGACCGAACTGCATGTCTAAGCGGGAAGACAAGACGAAACTTTGGCGAAGTACTCGTGCTGCTTGCAGTAGAATAGCAAATCCAGCGATAAGCACTAAACCGATTAACCAATTCATTCTTTAGATCTCCTTCAAACTTAAAGTCATCTACATCGACTGCACACCATCCGGCCCATTCAACCACGTTCTTATTTGCACGTGTTGTGTCTGGATGGTAAACAGCCGGTGATATAAGTTCAGCATCTTTCTTATCTTGCCTAGGTATTTCAGCAAGATTATATAACACTTTTTCGAACGCGTCGAAATCTGCAAGATCGACACGTCGATTAGTTTTATTATCAAAGATGTTTTTAAACAGCGTTCCCGAGATAGCCATGATTGCCTCTATGCGATGGACCCTGCCAACCCTCTGGCTTAATTAGATCTGGAAGTCCAAGTGGATTAGGACGTGTTTCTTTAACACCAACTTCTTTAGACATGTTTGCTTTAAGAACTTCTTGCCACGCATCATGTGCTGCAACGTTGAAAGCATCCAAAGTGCCGATAGCAATAACGCAAAGATCGATAAGACCATCCACAATTTCTTCCGGATCTTTATCTACCAATGCTGCTGCTCGTGTTTCGTTCAATTCTTCTTGAAGAAAGTTAAGACGAAACTCTAGAAACTGAGCCATCAGCTCAGTGTTGTCTTTGTTGTTTTCCATCCACTCATGTACTCCATACTTTTCATGCATTTGGTACATGTCATTCACCCAATCACCCATTACTCTGATATCCCATGTCACATCTCCATCATATCCATTTGCGTTTGGACCTTTACGTAAGTCATTCTTATGTTTATTCATGATATATTATACTCCATTTTATCGAAAAAGTAAACCACTAAGCGAAGAATTCATCGAGAGTTGCGACTGGCTCAGCTGTCCAGCCAACTGCGTCAAGGATAAGCTGTAGTGGCTCCACAAAAGTTTTGTTGAATTGCATGTCATAATCAACGTAGTTATTTAGCTTGAGTTCTTGTGGCAGAATATCTGGAAACGCAATCACATTCTCATGCATGGGATTAGGTTTCTTCATGTATGTGAAGAAGATGCGAGAGCCATTTGTGACAAGCTCATATCGCTTTGAGAGCTTGGCGTCTTTAACAAGCTTGTTGTAAAGGAGGGAACCACGAACGTGAATGGGTGTTCCTTTCTTGTATACAGAGCGCCGATCGTGCCAGTCTGTAATATTCGAGACCGAACGCGGGAATGCCACGTTTTCGGGAGGAAGTGACTTGAACTCTTCTTTGAATCGACGTATAAACTCCTGAGTGTCGCCTTCAGATCCAGATATGATGATTTTGAAAACTTCCCTGAACTTGTCACGACATACTTCTGGAGTTGAGGACTTGATTGCTTCGATCCCCATGATCTTGAGTTTTGGTTCAGCATACTGTACACCTTCTGAGTTATGGACATTTAAGATATAACGCTTCTTCGCAGTCCAGATGCCACGGTCAGCAATTACTTCCCTTGCCATTTCCATACGCTTGGTATGGTGATTCATGCGTGTGAAGAAAGCGTCATATGATTTTGCGATCATAGGTTCAAAGTGTTCTTGACAAATCTTATCTAGAAACTTAACCGGATCTTTTGGCTGCAGCTTTTCTACTAATGGACCGAAGTTAACGTAGATTGAATCCGTATCGATTGCAATCACATAATCTTTTTCAGTCTTAAGTAAATCATTCATAGCACCATTCATAGCACGTTCAGCCCACTTGATTGTGGTCTGGCCTGTGAGCGTTACACCTTCAGCCATGCCTGGATGGAAGTACTTGAAATACTTATTAGCCAATGCGCCATACAAAGAGTTGAGTAGAATTTTGATAGCCATCTGCTGATTGTTAAGTGTGGCAATCTGTTTTTCTAGTTCGTATGTTTTACCTTTCTGATATTCAGACTCATGAGCCAATTGCATTTTCTTGACAGAAACGCGTTCACCGTAGTAATCTTTAATGATAGTTGGAATGATACCATCGATGTCTTTACGATACGTAGTACCATTGGCAGCAATTGAATAATTACTTTCCGGTGGAGCAGTGTTAAGATAATGTTTAACACCAGGCATAAGCCAATTGGTTTTAGGTAACAGTGTTTCAGGCGAGATATTTGTCTGAACAATGATGTTAGGATATAGAGAGTTCAAATCAAAAGACACAACCCAATCATATGCGCCAGGCTTTGGATTTTTGACATAACCACCAGCGATTGAATATCCACCGGCATCGTCGGCACCAATAATCTGGTAATCACCGCTTTCCAATTGAGCCACGGATGGTACGCGCTTTTGGCGATTAAGATATCGATAGATAATCGATTCCCATATAGCGGTGACACCAAATGTATCTTGGTAATTAACACCACCCTTATACGCTACGGTCATGGCCAACGTAATAAGGCCGAGCTTATCTTCCAACCGGTCAACCAGTTGTACGTCTTTCATGTTGTAGTCAATATATTTTTGGAAGTCATCTTTGTAAAGATTCTTCAGAGAACCGGATTCTTCAAATGAAAGTTTCTTTTCACCAAGGACTACATACGCAATATGGTTGAGCTTGTATGATTCTTGTGGACCATACGAGTATCCAAACTTTTGGAAGAGCTCGAGATAATCAAGTGTCTGAATACCTTTGAGATCATATGTTTCATCTTCTTTACCACGACGTACGACCTTACGATAATCAACTAGACCCCAAGGCGAAAACTTTTTGACTTGTTCGAGACCGAGAATTTTTGCTGTACGATTTACGAGGTAAGGAACATCAAAGAAACGTACGTTCCAGCCTGTGATAACATCCGGACATTTTTCCGGCGATGAAAAGAAATCCAAGAACTTGAGAAGAAGATCAGGTTCGTCAAGGCATTTAATATATCTTACCGGCTTGATAAGAGCATCATCGACATTGTAGTCGCCGTAACCCCATACCCAATAAATGCCATCAATATTGTTCTTAAGAGTAATTGCAAGAACACGCTGTGATGCTTCATGAGGATGAGGGAATCCATCGTCATATTCTGTTTCAATATCGATTGTAGATACATTGATTTTGTCACGATCAAATTCAACATCGTACTTGAATTTAGACGTGATATATTGGTGGATGTAGTTGGTGTTACCATACACATGCCTACCGACTACATCTTTGTTTTGTTCCAACCAGCCTTTGGCCTCGCGCATACTCTCAAAAGACAGCCGGCCGATCGAGGTATTGTCGAGGCCTCGCCAGCCGGTGTCTTTCTTCGAGGGAACAAAAAACTCTGGTTGGAAATGATCTTTTCGAACGACACGCTTGCCGGCAGAATCATATCCGCGATAAAGCATGCTATTTCCGTAACGGACTACTGAAGTATAAAACATGCTATAATTATATCAAGTTTTGCCAGGTTTGTAAACCTTTTTATGCAGGGATTTCTGAAAGAGTAATTGCTCTCATTCTTTGGACCAAACGGTCAGCTCTATTGGTAACTTGTCTATACCAACGTGAGTCTACCATCTCGTCTGCGGCTGCGTCCCAGTCGCGCGCGTCTACACCGCGTTTCATTCCTTTAAACTTAGAGAGCCTAGGAAGTCCCATGTTAAAGAGCATATTGGCAATGATTCGTTGTGCTTCCTCGGGGAGATCGTCGAAATCGTCGTACAGTTTTCTACAGTCTCCAAGGACGACCTCAACATCTTTATCGAAACACTCATTGACTCGATCTTCGCTGATTGGCGTTCCAACTTCCATGCCATGTTCTGGATCAGAATCCAGGACAAGGTGCCCAATACCAAATGTAGGGAGACCAAGATGATCAAGATAAATTTCATACTTAACTCCCTCATCAATTTTTAATTCTTCTCTTAATGCTTCTAAATTCATAGCTTTATCCACTCACATAAATTTGATCACTAGGTTGACGCCATACTTTTTGGTTATGTATCTTTCCTAGTAGTTGTTGTACTTCCTTTGCTTTCTTTTCGTTTTCCCAATACATGTTACGCAAAGAAAGCTCGATAAGATGTATATCTCGAACGTCTAGGTTGAAATTTTTGTTTGGCTTTGCCATTACCACATTGCTCTTTCTTTGTTAGCTTCTGCCATATAACAATTATGGTCAGGCTTGCCTTTCATTTGTAAAGCCCAATTCAATTCTTGAATACACCGGTTATACCACTTTTTGTCGTGTTCGTCATGTGCCTTTTCCATATCTTCTTTTAATTGCTCGATACGAAGACGCATATATTTTTCTTGTCGATCGACGATGGCATTTTCAATTAATGTTCCTAATCTACGCATTACACGTTCTCCTGAGTAAATGATGAAGGGATATCAATTTCTTCTTCTTCTTGACAATTGCAATCACTACAAACGTCATTGATACATTCGTCACACATCATTTCGCAGTGACAGTCATGTCCACATTTCTTACATTCAGCCATATGAACCTCCTAAGATTAAAAGGAGCAAGATAATCCTGCTCCTTTTTATTTATTAGGAAAGGACTTCCCACTCTTCTTCAGTGTACGGCCACATTACAGTTTAAACCTTCCGTGTGTAAGTTCCCGTTGACGTCTTTCGAGATCTACGAGATCAGTTGAGTTTGAAAGATATCTTTCAATCTGCTTTTGTTGCCATGACATCGAAGGACGTAGGCTAAAGATTCGTTTGAACATCTTAATCATTTGTAGTTAAACTCCTTATGGATCTGATCGATCGTTTGTCTGTTTAACTTATTAAGTATTTCCCAGTATTGTTCCTGTCTATACTCGCCTGTGCTGATTAAGAATTCTGCGACTTTAGTGTTAGCTGACGTCTGACGACCGATCATATAACCGACCATCATGCCTTTAAGCGCGTTTTTAAGTCCGTTGATTATTACTTCAATCAGACTCTGTGAGTAGTTGAGAATTGCTGTTGCCATTTTTTTCCTCGTAGTTTCCAATTAGAATTTTACGAGGACGCTTCTCTTCGGGGATGATTCGCTCCAAGTGAATTGTAAGCAATCCATCTTCAAGATCAGCTCCAGTGACTTCTACAAATTCGGAGAGTCTAAATGACCTCTCGAATTTTCTACCACTGATACCTTTATGGACATAAAGATCTTGATCTCGACGTGACTCACGATCGCCTTTGACAGTCAGAATACCATCATGCATCGTGATATCGATATCTTTTTCTTTGAATCCAACGACAGCGAGTTCAATAAGAAACTCGTCATCATTGTGTTTGACTACATTATGTGGCGGGTAATGATCTTTTTGGTGTGCATGTGCAAGACGTTCTAAGTCTTTCGCAATGTGATCAAAGCCAACGAATGCTCCGCGTGGGAACGTAAAAGTGCCAGTCATGTAAACCTCCTAAGACTAAGCAAGGTTGTAGCGGACCCCTTTCGGGCATCCAGTATTATATATAGTACTTTTTTCGAAAATTTAAATAGCTAAGGAGCCATTTTTTTCCAAAAATATTTTTTTTCTATCTTCTATAGAAATAACACCGCAATCATTCAGGTCTATATAATAGACCAAACCTGTGTCATCACATTTAATATAATTTTCTTTACTATAATTTGTTAAAGAAAATGAATCATCATGCAGAACACAGCATCTATATACAATGGATCTCATTTCTACAAAGGTTAACTCACGGCCTTTTACATAATCGCACGTGTATGTTAACGTATTGGAGTTTCTTTTAAAAGAAAAATTAGGTATATGGACGTCTTTGAAGTTAGCCTTTGATAATTTAACTAGATTATTTTCTGCTTCAATTGCTAAGTCATCATTTAGGTAATCTATTTCCTTTGTGATCGTAAAAGAAATAATAGTGCTTTTTCCTCTACCTAAATAAGTCATTATTCATGTTCGCCACCAGGATCATTAGCATCTAATACGACTCTCTGGCCATTGACCCACATGTATTGTCTAGTGCGACTTACCGAGTGATAACCCGGGCGCAGACTAAAAACCTCTGGCTTGCGCTTTGCAGTTTCAAATGTGCCAACAGTAATGGCAATCGCTGCTAAGAATAAAGTATGTGCAATAGCACTGATACCAAATACTACAAAGCTGCTTACATAGAAACTAAATACAATACACCACATCCAAGCCAAGACTTGCGTAACCATGTGTCGTGTATTTGTATCTGGAATATGCCGTAGAGGATTGACATCATGATTCATAACGCTGTGCCATGTGTCATAAATAAATTTTCTCATCCGAAGAACCTTTCAATTGCTGCGATAATCACGTGATAAACTCCCCAACCTAAACAAAATGCCAGTGAGGCAAATAGTACAATTTCAACACTGTCAGTATTATTCCACCAGTTTTTCATTTCAATGTCCTGTCAAATAACCAGTTCTTGGCGTACCGCCAATCTTTTCCATTAATTGTAAATCTACAATATCTTTTGGCTCGTTTCTTCTTAACTTCATACTCTTCATTACGTCTAATGAGACATATTTAAATCCATTGTAATATAGATGATAGCGTGGATCGTTTACAATTTGGTCCAAAGTCAACTTATAGTATGTTGGCAGATATTGATTGTGCGAGTCAGTTAGTACATTGTCGTAATCAATTAAGTCTAAATCTTTACACTCTCTCAAACCATATAGTGATAATACACTTGATCCAGTAATCACATGACTATCATTTAGTTTTGCTTCAGATAAAAGTTTTCTATGATTTGGGAACAGAACATTTTTTCTATTATTCAAGAAATGTATGCTATTGTCATTGAATACTGTTTTAGCTACTCTAATAGCTTCTTCATGTGTATCAGTAATATGAACCGAGTGATTGCCAACGTTAAATAATGCTCTAACTTCTGTTTTCATTTCCTTTGCGGTTTCAAGATCTTTTGCGTCTATCACCAGAAACTTAACATCGGTTTTACCCATAAAGCATTGGTTGCCTTTTCTTCTTATTCCATGTTCATTCGCCCAACCATCTGAAAGATATATTTCTTTCATTAAATTAAGCTGACCTTCATGATTTAAATTTTCTTCTGAATGATAAAACAAATTCGAATGCTTGTTAATTACATTCATAACATCATCCATGCGGTCATAACAAATAGGAAATAAGCAGACAACATGTGAGTTAGGCTTAAGCTTAACGTATTCTAGTGCTGTCCTTTGTAACATGTGTCTAGGCATGCCACCGCCCTTTGTGACAAATGTAGTATATACGCTGCCGTCTGAATCACCTCTCTCATCTTCATGCTGATTGCGGACATTAATAGTTCTTTGATGATATAGAGCAGCTGCTAACCTATGTGATCCATTTACAAGATGTCCTTCCGGATCTAACACAACCGGAGTCTGAACATCGTTTTTGATTATAGACATAAAGGCATCATCAAAAGCTTTAAAACCTCTTTTTCTAGGTTCTCCTTCATAATAGCCGTTCCAAACTCTAAGATGTTCTTTATACATGTCTTTATAGAAATAGCTCGACAAATTCGAGGCATACATGTATTTGATAACAGTGTCAAATCTTTTATGAGTTAGTATGTCATTTGGATTTCTAGGTTTCATCATTTATTTCCAATATTATATTTTGGACACAACTCCCAGTTAGTTTTATCTTTATACGAAATGATTTTGATTTGTCTCAACGGAGCAAGAGGTTGAGCTTTTTCTTTACTCTCGATTGTGACTAATCCCCAATCACTCATTAATGTTGCAATTGTATTTCTACGTGCAATATCATTTTCTTCTAGATTAGATTTCTTTCCATCGAGTAAAAACAACTCTTTAAAGTGTACGATAAAATACCTGCCTTGCTTATGCAGAATATGACACGATTGATAAAGCTTGCGGTCTTTTCTAGACGCAACACCGATGCGAGTTAGGGTTTCTCTAATTTTTAGAAAGTCATCCGGCTCGTTTAGAGTGACTTCTAACATCGCGTTAGGAGACCACTCCACAATATTATTTTCTTCCACCTTTGTTCACCTTCTTCTTCAATACTTCAATTTGATCTTTTGTGAGAAGGGACAAGACTTGACGAGCTTTTTCATTGCTGTAACCATAATAAGTCTTGACTACTTCCACATCACTTTGTGTTTCAGGTTTGAACCACTTAGAAAACCTTTTGCGTTTTCTGACTATATTTATAAAAAAGTCAAATTGTAGACGATTGTCAAGATGAGCATTCAGATTCATCTCATTAGCCATCAGTACTGTGTCTTGGAAATAAGACAAGCTTCGATTAACCATGAATGGAACGTATTGTTTTTCTGTGATGTCATCAACCATGATATCTTGTTTATCATAGTTGATTGCATTTACAAAATCAAATGGATTCATTTTTCAAAGA